CCTGACAGGTAACGTTACCTCTACAGGTGCTAACCTTATGAATACCCTGACTACATCAGGTACAGTTACAGTTGGTGGAGATCTTATCGTTAACGGTACCACTACTACTGTTAATACAAATACAATCAACTTAGCTGATAACATCATTACCCTTAACAGTGACGAGACAGGGACACCTTCTCAGAGTGCTGGTATTGAGATTGAACGTGGTACAGCTATTAATAAATCATTGACATGGGATGAGGTTAATGACCGCTGGACTGTTGGTACAGAGAACTTTGTAGCAAGTACTTTCATAGGTAATGTATCAGGTAATGTCTCAGGGAATATTACAGGTAATGTAGCAGGTAATGTTACAGGAGATGTTACAGGAGATATTAGAGCAAGTAACGGTACAGTTGTACTAAACAACGGTACAAACGGTACTGATGCTACTTTTACTGGTAGTGTTTCTGGTAACGCTTCTTCCGCAAGTATAGCAAGTCAAGTTACTATCAATTACAGTGACAATAGTAGCGGCACATACCAGATGTTGTGGGGTTCAGGTAACCAGGTATATGGTACCTCTAACATCTACTGCAACCCTTATACAGACTTCTTGTATGCTTCGTCTTTTGAAGCAGGCAACTGGTTTAGATCTACTGGACAGACAGGTTGGTATAGTAGCACCTATGGTGGTGGCATCTATATGGAAGACTCCACATGGGTTCGTACCTATAATGGTAAAAGCTTCTATTCTACGGGTAGTATACTAGCAGCGGGTGACGTAACGGCTTACTCAGATGAACGCTTGAAGTCTGACATCGTTACTATCCCTGACGCACTAGAGAAAGTAAAAGCTCTACGTGGTGTTAACTTTACCAAGGACGGTGAGGCATCAACAGGTGTAATCGCCCAAGAGGTACAGAAAGTTATCCCAGAAGTAGTACAAGAGAATGGCGAATACTTGTCTGTTGCATACGGTAACCTTGTAGGTGTACTGATCGAAGCAGTCAAAGAATTGTCAGCAGAGGTTGAATCTCTAAAGAAGGCTAAGTAATATGTCTCTACCATCAACTGGACCTATATCTCTGTCTCAGGTACAGACTGAGTTTGGCGGTAGTAATCCTATTAGCCTGTCAGAGTATTACTATAATGGATCTTACATTACAGGTAACAACACAAGTGTACCTAGTAGTGGTACGATCTCTATGTCTAACATGCGAGGTAGGTATAAAGCCTACTACGTTAATTACATTGTAATTGGTGGCGGTGGCGCAGGCGGTTACGGTGTAGACGATGGTGGCGAAGGTAATAGAGGTACCTATGCGCCTGCAGGCAGTCAGTCTAGAATAGCTTTCCCTAGCTCCTCGATTATCTCGTATGGTGGTCGTGGCGGTGAGAACTGTAAGGGTAACAGATCTACATCAGGTACAAATGGAGGAGCCTCGTATTATGGTTCTGGCGGGGCTGGTGGTGGACTTAATAGCAGCGGCGCAGACGCTGTTAACTACGGCTCTGGAGGCGGCGGCGGTGGTGGTGACAGCGGAAGCTTCTTCGATTCAGGCGGTTGCTCTGGAGAAGGTGGCGTAGCGTCATCATACAAATCAGGATCCTATTGGCTCGTCCCTGGTTATAGCATAACTATTTATGTAGGCTCTGGCGGTATTGCACCTGCAACGGGCTATGATGGCGGTAACGGAGCCAATGGCTACGCTCAACTTACCGTTAATGGGACAAATTATACCTATAGTACCCCTGGTACTTACGTTCTAACACCGTAACAAGGTTTTAAGATGCCAGAGATTAACTTGACACCAGACGAATTAGAGGCTATGCTTGACCGTGCTGCTAGACGTGGTGCCAAGGAAGTATTGCATCAACTAGGACTTCATGATGAGAGTGCTGCAACAGATCTACGTGAGATGCGCAGCCTCCTAGACACATGGAAAGATACTCGTAGAAGTATATGGAACACATTCATTAAGATAACAACCGTAGCTATACTCAGCTTTATCGCAACAGCTGTGTATATGCAATTAGGGAAACAATAATTATGGCTAAGAAGTTTGCAGGGTTTAAGCCTGAGACATTACAGAATAAGATCCTTCCAGCGCTGGGCTATGATGGTCCTACGGATGAGAAATCTATTAACGCTTTCCTAGCGTCTAACCCTGCAGCTGCTGCTAAGATGGGTAAGTACACTCTGGCTGCTCGTCGCACTATTGAGGGTGAACCCGTACAGATGGCATCTGGTGGTGTGTTAAATTCGGTAGGACCTATAATCGCGGCTTTAGGTAAGACTAAACTTACGCCAAGACCTACTCCTAAGCCTCAACCTAGCAACGCAAGCAAAATGACTAAGGCTATAACAGCCGATCCTACCTCTGTAGTTACTACACCTACTGTAGCTGGTTCTACTCCTGCTCAGATTGCTGGTGGTCAGATGGATGCGCCTACAGGACAAGCACCTGCGGCTGCTACTACTGCTACAGCAGCTACGGCAACTCCTGCTGCGGCTGCTCAGGCTGCACCTGTTACCCCTACTCAGACAGTTCAGGCTGCTACAGCTGCCCCTGCAGTGAGTCAAGCCCTACAAGGACAACAGGCTGCACAGGGCCAAGTGTCACAGCAAGCACAGATGCAGGCTGCACAGGGTAGCCCTCAACAACTAGCACAGCTAGGCTTACAGGCTGCACAAGGACAAGCGGCTACTGTCCAAGGTATGCCTTCTCCTATGCAGATGACTACAGCTGAAACTATTAGTGGCTCTGGTGTTGACCAAGCACAGGTAGACGCTACCTTTGGTACAGGTCAAGTGCAGGCTGCATCCGTTCAGGGTGAGATGGCTAACTTGATGAACCAATTCCAAGGTAAGCAACCTCCTGCATGGGCGGCTGGTGCTATGCGTAATGCTACAGCACAGATGGCTGCACGTGGATTGAGTGCATCCTCTATGGCAGGTATGGCTCTTGTACAGGCTGCTATGGAATCTGCTCTACCTATTGCACAGATGGATGCCTCTAACAAGCAACAGATGGCTATGCTTAAGGCTGAGCAACGTGCTAAGTTCATGGGTATGGACTTCGATCAAGAGTTCCAAGCTAAGGTACGTAATGCTGCACGTGTTAGTGAGATTGCTAACATTAACTTCTCAGCTGAACAACAAGTTGCACTAGAGAATGCTAAGATGGCACAGACCATGAACTTAGCTAACCTATCCAATAAACAAGCTAAGGTTATGGCTGACGCTGCAACCATGTCTCAGATGGACATGACCAACCTTAACAATCGTCAGCAAGCACAAGTACAAAACGCTCAAGCATTCCTACAGATGGATATGACTAACTTGAGTAATGAACAACAGATGTCCATGTTCAAAGCACAGGAGCGTGTTAACTCTATCATGAGTGACACTGCAGCTGATAATGCAGCACGTCAGTTCAATGCCTCATCTGAGAATCAGACTAACCAGTTCTTTGCTTCCCTGTCTACACAGGTATCACAGTTTAACACTGAGCAAAAGAATGCCATGGAACGTTTCAATGCTGGTGAGACTAATGCTCTGGCACAATTTAATACAGCACAACAGAATGCTCGTGATCAGTTTAATTCACAGAACCATTTGATTGTAGCGCAGGCTAATGCTCAGTGGTTCCAGAACCTTACTACAGCTGAGAATGCTGCACAGAACGAAGCTAACCGTAATGCTGCACTAGCGGCTAATAACTTTACAATGACAGCATACAACAATGTCGTACAGCGTGAGCGTGACTTGTTAGCATGGGCATGGGAGTCTGCTGAGAATGCTGCTAACAGAGATGCTAACCTTGCCATTGCTAAGATTGAAAACGCTAAAACTTCTGCTGGTTCTAAAGCTGCTGGTAATTTCCTTGGTAAGCTTGCAGAGAATGCAGCAAACGCCATCTTTGGATTATAATAAAGGTACACCAATGGATTACTCACTACGCCCCCAATTAAGACCAGAGCCTGTAGCAGCTACAGCGCCTACCTCAAAAGGCTTAGGTACTCCTACGTCCAAGCCTGCAGAACCTTTACAGGAAGACTGGTACACACGTTTCACTAAGTCGTTTACTGCAGCGGGGGGTACACTAGCTGACACACCATTCACCGACACAAACCCTGCATCTCTCTATGAACGCAGTGAGATGTCGCTGAAAGACTTTGATGAGTTGACACGGCGTTCCGCAGAGGTTGCTGCACTTAATCGCATGGAAGCAGGTATCAGTGAGTCACTAGCTGAACCAGGGCGGCTTAAGAAGCTAGACGAAGACGAATCTCTTGTACCAGAACTACGCCCAGAGCCAGAGTTTGTAGATGCAGAAGATGCAGATGTACCTATTGAACCTCCAGTAGATGTAACAGAGGAAGAACTAGAAGCTACCCCTGTGAAGGCAGAGGGTAAGGGCTTGATGTCTAAGCCTGCGACAGAAGAAAAAGCTACCACTACCCTTACAGATTTAGTTTATAGTGATTTTGTTGAAAGTAAGCAAGAGGGTGACGAGGCCCACGTAGGGCAAGATAACAAGAACATTACACTTGCAGGAGGGGTGGTACCTGATGGCTTGAAGTATAATGGTAAAGACTTTACTCAAGGTGCCTCTGTTGTTACAGGTTTTGATAAAGGTAAGCTAGATACATCAGGTGCCTATAAGACTGTAGGTAGTACCACTGTAAAGCGCAGTGACTTTGACAGCGACAAGGCATTTGCTAAAGGTGTCATTGAAGAGTTTGCTAATCAAGCAGAAGCTGCAGCAGGTGACAGCTGGTCTAGCATGAGCGAAGGCAGTAAGAAAGCTGTAGTAAAGATTGGCTGGAACAAGGGTGCGGGATGGTATTCAGGTAAATCAGCTAAGGCAATCTACGCAGAGCTAGCAAAAGATGAACCTAATCCCGAAAACCTATACAGCAAAATCTTGGTAGGTTCTACCGTGTTAGGTGGCGGTGCTTCAATAGGCATTGCCAAAGCACGTGCTAACGCTTGGAACGAAACTACTTCAGCAACAGGCGGTAAAGAGATTACACGGATTGATGCTGATAACTCTGGTACTAATACAAAGTTTAAGTATTATGATAAAGATGGTAACTTGCTGCACACAGAAGAAACTACACGCGCCTCTAATATATACGAGAACAAGCAAAAGTCTGTACGTAAGAATAGTAAAGGTGTTTGGTAATGTTAGGACTTCCCCTAGAACTTATCACAATGTTAGGCTCCACCGTGTTAGGTGGGGTCATGTCTATCTGGGGGCAAAGCATTAAAGCTAAAGAAGCCCAACAGAAGATGCTAATGGAGCGTGCCAACTTTAATGCTAAGCAAGTAGCAATGGCACGTGACGCAGGTAAGAACGACAAACACTTCGCATGGACACGTAGGCTTATCGCTCTATCAGCTGTGTTTGCAATTATTGTATTGCCAAAGCTGGTAGCAGTATGGTATCCTGAAGTACAAGTAATCGTTGGTTACTCAGAGATGCAGACTGGTTTCCTTAGTGGTCTATTCGGTGGTGGCACTGAGATCATTAAGTGGAAGTACGCATCAGGATTTGTTATCACACCACTAGACACGCACATTGTATCAGCTATTGTAGGCTTATACTTCGGTGCAGGATTTACTAAATAGGATATTTGAAATGGCAGTAGCTGGACCTTTTGATAGACCAATCCCAGGTCAGTCTCTTACAACTGAACCACGTAACAACCCTTGGGAACAGCCACCTGAGATGGCAGACGTAGAAGACGTAGCAAAGTTCTACGTTGAGCGACTAGCTAACCAAGATGTACTAGATGATCTAGCTGCTATGGTGCAACTAGACGTACCCCTAGCCCCTATCGTAGAGTCTGTCTACATGATGGGTGTTATGCGTGGTCTACACACCATTGATGCAGGTATGCTTGTAGCACCTATGATCCACAACCTACTCAAGGCTGTCTTTACAGATATGGGTATCGAGGTTAAGGACTCACCCGAAGATCCACAGGAACATGCAGAGAAAGCAGAGATGAATCGCTTTATGGCTCTTGCTACTAAGTACTTAGAGGATGAGGGTATGGATGAATCAGACGAAGGTAAGACTATGTTGAGTGACATGGTTGAAGCAGCGGAAGATGAGCCTGAAGAAGAAGCACCTGCAGAAGAGATGCAAGAAGCAAAGCCTATGGGCTTGATGGCGAAGGGTTAATATAATGGCATTTAATTTTGATAGTTTTGCAGCAGGCTTCTTTGAAACTCTCTCTGAGGGTATGGACAGACGTGAAGCCGAGGCTGCTAAGTATAAAGAGAAACAGGAAGCTTCGGCTCTGCGTAACCTTAATGTGTTACAGCAACGTGATCAACGTGCTAAGCAGGCTGCACAGTTAGGTAAACGTGCTATGGCGCTGGGCGCAACAGAAGAGCAAGTACGTACTGCTATGTCTTCTGGTGTCACTGGTATCTCTGAGTTCTATGAGAAGCTGCAGGAGGCTGCTAATCAGATGCCTGGTAAACGTCTAGGCCCTGATGATATTGAAGCTATTGTAAATATGCCAGAGATTCCAGCTATGGATCTTAACATGGCAGACATGTCTCTACAGGACTTTGCTGCCCGTACATATGGCGTAAGTGGACGTGCTCCTAAAGTAGAAGAGAAAGAGGTAGGCTTTGTACCAAGCTTGTTAGGTTTTGGTAAGATGCGTAAAGCCAAGCAAGAGCTATCCGAGTCAGGTTACATGGGTGACATGTCTATCGCAGACGTTAACGCAGCTGCAGCACAGGCAGAGTACCAGTCTATGTTCCCAGATGCTTCCCTGACAATGAGTGACATTGAGTACTACACACCTAAAGATGCACTAGACTTTAGCACGACACTAGCAAAGACAATGAGTGATGCTGTGTCTAGCTCAGAAGGTCAGGCTTACATCAAGGCTGCACGAATAGCTGCTTCGGATTCTGGATTAGATGTTGACGAAGCAGCGGATCTAGCCACTAAAGAGATACAGGAACGTGCGTCTGTTAACTTGATCAACACATATGCAGACATCTACAAGTATGGCGGCTTCTTTGATAATGAATTAACTATGCGTCAGATTGCAGACGTGTTAAGCCCTAGTGCACTTACGCAGTTTAAAGAGACATTCGGTATTGTAGAAGCAGAAGACGATACTGAGGAGAGTGACACAGATATGTCACCTGAAGGTGAAGGTCTTGAGGAGGGTGACGGTAATGTAATCGTCGAGGAAGTTACCTTTGAGGGTTCTGTATCAGAGGAGGACTTTGATGAAGAGTTCCCTACATCTATACCACTAGATGAAGAAGGTAAGGCTATCGTTGCTGATGCCTTGAGTAGTAAGTCTATCTTTACAGATGATGAAGATAAATACTCAGACAAGTATACACGTGATCAGTGGGAAGATATGACACGTAAGCAACGCCGTGAGCGTAACCTACCTGAGTCAACGATAGGTGGAATGAACTTCTATTTCCGTGATGACATTAATGAACTTATTGAAGCACCACTACGTAACCTTAACATCAAGCGTAACTTGACAAAGGATACATACAAGATTAAGATCAAGGGGCGTGGTACCTACCATGTAACTAAAGAGCAACTAGACTCTATGGATGATGGTGCTTTCCGTGGTTCCAACCCTGCTATTGAGATTATGGAATACGAAGGTGACGAAAAGAAAGCCAAGAACATTACATCCAACATCTTGAAACGCTATCAGCTGGATAACTAATAATGGATATTAATGAATTAAAGAACAAGTGGGGTGGTACTACCACCTCTACTGTTGATAAAGTCACGTCTACTGTAGCACGTATGGATGATGAGCCAGAGGATGACTTTGTGCTTGACTCTAATGCTACGCTAAAGAAAGACGATCTGCTTAAACCGCAGTACCTAAACAATATCCGTGAGTACATGGTTGATCGTAAGGGTGTTGACTACAAAGATATAGCAGATGAAGAGGTTGTGGATGATTTTGTTCAGCACATGCGTTACTTTAATGCTAACACTGTCTCTACTGCAGGCGAGGTACGCTTTATTAGTAAAGCAGATGAAGCCCGTAAAGAGAAAGCTAAACGTGCATACCAAATCTATGACCAGCTAGGTAATGTCTTTGTTAATGATGGTGCCATGGGTGCTGTCAGTGGTGTGTGGGATTATGTATCTGCTGCAGCGACTGACCCTACAAACTACTTAGGTCTACTGACTGGTGGTATTGGTCGTGCAGGTGCAGCTGGTTTGGCTGTAACAGGAAAGCAGACTATCAAGGCTATAGTGCGTGCTGCAGGGCGGGAAGCTCTGTCTAGCGGTGCCACACGTCAGGTAGCTAAAGAGGCTGCTGAGAAGGCTGGTATTGAGGCTGCGAAGCGTGCTGTTGAAAAGGGTATGTCTACCCGTGTAGCAGGTCAAGCCTACAAGGATGTAGCAGAACGTGTTGCTAAGGATGGGCGTAGAGCTATTGCACAGGATGCAATGAAAGCTAAACAGAAAGAGTTGTTTGAAACTGCAGCGACACGTTCACTGAAACAGACTACAGCTATTGATGCTGGTGCTGCTGTTATGCAAGACATCATGGCACAGAATGTTATGCTAGAAGCAGGTGCTCAGGAAGAGTACAGCGTATTGCAGACAGGCTTCTCATCTCTGTTAGGTGGTGTTGCTGGTGCTGCACAACTAGGCTTCGGTAAGTTCCGTGGTGCATCGGGTCTTGAAGATACAGGTTCAGCATTAGAGAAAGTAGCCAACAATGTCATTGACGAGTTAGCCCCTAAGTTTACCAAAGAAGAAACAGACGAAGCTGCAGGTGTTATCCTAGATAACGTAAAGGCTTGGAATAGTAAGGTAGAAGCGGGTGCTGATTTCTCTGGTGACCTTATGCCAGCTGAACTTATCAAGCAGATCATGCTAGGTGAAGATGGCAAGGGTGGCTTGGCTAAGATCTACAAAGATAAAGGCATTAAGATTGGGCGTGAGAAACATCTATCTGATGTAATGACTAACGTCATGCGCTTCATGCCACAGGAAGACTTGGCTGCTATCAATAAAGAGATGGCTAAATACTCTGGCATACAGATGGGTGAACTATCTGCAACACGTATCCAGCTGGGTGACATGGTAGCTAAGCGTATCAACGAAGCAGGTAAGACGTTAAACGTTATGTCTCAGGTACGCCGTACTCTTGATTCTGGTATCGTAGCATCACAAGATAAGATGAAGGCTACGCTTGATACTATTGAAGCAGAAGAGATGCTGCAGCAAGAGATGGTTAATGCTAAGAAGTCTAGCGGCATTAGCTATGGTCAGTCTATCTGGAAACGCTTGCTTGTTTCATCTCCTGCTACCACAGCATTGAACGTTGCAGGTTATGCACAGTTTGCTGTAGGTCAGACTATGGCTGATCTGTTTAACCACACAAGCTTGATGGCTATTGCTGCACGTCAACGTATTACTGGTGATGCGCTGGGCGCAGCCGAGTCTATGCGTCAGGCACGTGCTTACAGTGCTATCGTCGCACAGCGTGCACGTAACTTGATGGACCCTTACACAACACACGATGCCTACATGAAGTTCTTAGATGAGAACCAAGATGTGCAGAAGGTATTGTTTGAGACTATGGCAGGTGGCGTGGATGCTACAGCTAAGCGTTACGGTATTAGCCCTGACGACAAGTTGTTCAAGAACGTTGAAGCTATGGCTACTGCAGCGAACCAAATCACAGGTGTACGTATTCAGGATAGCTTCACTAAGTCACAGATGTTTATGACTGAGCTAGATAAGTACCTGCGTGTTGAGAAGGATATCACCCTTAAAGAAGCTTTGATGATGGATGAAAACGTCATTGATGAACGCTCTCTGCAAGGTGCCCTAGATACTACACTCAAGTCTGTGTTTGCTAAGGACTACACAACAAAGGATCAGGGTGAACTTATTCGTACCACTGCTAAGTTTGTTGAGACTGTATCTAACACACCTGGTATAGGTGTTATCCTACCATTTGGACGCTTCTTCAATAACGTAGTTGCTACTGCATACCAGTGGTCACCTTTAGCTGTGATTTCTTTGATCAAACCTTTTGGGCGTAAGATCCTAAAGGACGAAGGTATGGACGTAGCTGAGCGTGAAATCTTTGCGCGTTTCTTTGTAGGTTCTGTTGGGTTGCTTTCGGCTGCAGAATATGACAAGGAGCGCCGTGAGAAGGGCTTGGGTGTATACGATGTAGACGTAGGTGGCGGCACTATTGTTGACGCTAAGAACACATTCCCGTTCTCTCTATTCCTTGCTGCAGGGCGTGTGTACAACATGCGTCAGAACGGAGAAGAGGTACCAGGAGAGTTAACACAAGAACTGACAACACAACTTGCTGTAGGACAGCTTGCACGTGATGCTCAGTTTGGTAATGACCTTAACAATCTGATTGACGTTCTTGTTAATGCTGATGAAGTAGGTACAGGTGAGTTGTTTAATGGCTTCTCTAAAGTAGCAGGTAACTTTGTATCAGGTGTAACACGTCCTCTAGATGCTGTAAACAAGATCGTTGGATTTGCTACTGGTACAGATACAGCTAAGGATGTTCGTCAGGCAGAAGGTGCAGGTGCTATCTTTACACAGTCGGCTACTAAGTATGTAGATAATCTGTTCGAAGCATTCAGTGATAAGACAGATACCCTGACAGGTGAGGAACTACGTGTTGCTACTCGTGAGGGTGAGGTATACGATGCTAACCCATTCGCACGTATCTTTGGTATCACAGTTAAACCAGGACGCACAGCTACAGAGAAAGCTTACTCTATTGCAGAGATGCAACCGTGGACTGCTAGTGAACGTACAAAGATCCCTGCGTATGACAAGGTTATGAATAGCATGTTGGCTCCTGCACTGGAACGCCGTACTAATTACCTTGTTAACTCAGAGGCATTCAAGAAGGCTAGCCTGACAGGTAAGCGTAAGATGCTGAAGACTCTTGTCTCTGATACTAAGAAAGAGGTACGCTCTCAGATGGCTGAAGGCTATGGTGGCACAGATGCTGCACGACTACGCCTAGCTTCTAAGGCTGCGACTAAGGGTAACAAAGAGATACGCAAGGAAGCACTCAAGCTGATGAAGCTACAGTATGGTATCGAAGGTAAGATAGATGAGTTTAACTTTAATGAGCTAGACTTGTTTATGGAATATGTAGATTATCTCGAAGAGATGTACGAAGAAGTAGCTAAGCTATAAAAGAGAGAGGGGCCGTTAGGCCCCTTTACTTTATTCCGTGTATCTCTGCTGCTTCTTCTGCCCAGAGTACTGCTGCTCGTAAGCTACGCATAGCGTTGTCTAGTTCATGTGTGGCATACAGATTATCCATGAGGTATTGCTCTGTGTTAGCTGCATGTTCACGTAAGGCTTGACTGAACTGACGCTTCTTAGCGTTGATGTGTGCTCTAGCCTCTTGTTCTAGTTTCATGCCATATCTGTTTTGATTCGCTGCATTAGATTGCCTACCTCGGCTAGGTCACGACAGATAAGCTTAGCCTCTGCCCAGTCACCTTCCTTGTCTTCGCCACGGTAGCTTACTACAAAGCCGTTATCAGCGAACTCAATCTCTACTGATGTAACGCCTGTTACTACTTCTTTCTTAGTCACTATAGACCTTCCTTCATAAACACTTTAACCCACTCAGCACAGATGTCACTGCGTACAATGTCATCAATACCAAACTCAACGATGGGGATGGGCAGCATGTGCTTCTTAGCTAAGTGTATAATCTTAGATAAACCATCTGCCTCTTTCAAGTCAGACTGCTGAACATCACCATTCAATACTATTGTACTATCTTCACCAACACGAGTCAATAACATCTTCAACTCATGGGTAGTAATATTCTGAGTTTCGTCTACAATAATGAAGGTACTCTCGAAGCTACGCCCACGCATAAGTGCAAGAGGTGCCATCTCAATGTTACCATTCTTGATGCCTGTCTCTACTACGCCTTTGCCTAAGTGTTTCTGCAGTACGTCTAACACTGGCAGTGCCCATGGGTAAGTCTTTTCTTCTAGTGAACCTGGCAGGAACCCTATGTCTTTACCTACAGCTACGTGTGGGCGTGTGATAACAATCTTGTCAATCTCTTTGAGGGTATACAGATCTGCTGCGTAGGTAGCTGTAACATATGTCTTACCTGTACCTGCAGGACCTAGCACTAGCACCTGAGTGCTATCACGCATAGAATCCCACAGCTTCTTTTGGTTATCTGTACGTGCTTTAAAACCCGAAGTCGCCTTGGACTGGCTGTTCTTGTAGTTTGTTTTGCGGCGTGTACGTGTCTGCTTCTTGGGTGGCTCTAGTTCCATGTTCATCTAGGTTATCCAGTATGTTGATTGCTTGTTGCACTGTCATCTTAAACCATTCGCCATTGGTGTCAACAGCAACTTTAAGTGCTTGGGTGTGAGCCTGTTGTTCTGCCTTACGTCTATCATTAGATGCAACGCTATGCTCTAACACGTAGTCACGGTGAGGGCTGCTAGTTTGATAGCCACTCAAGCGATCCTCTGCATCAATAGCCATTCCTATCTTAACCCAGTCAGGCCACGCTTCATTTGTTATGACGTAGACGTAACCTTCTTTGATACTACTAGCTGCGGATTGCTCAAAGATAGCATCTCCTATGTTCTTGTAGTTACCTGGTTTGAAGATCTTATATCGTGGGTCTTTGCGAGATACATACTTGCCGTTTATATACAAGGCTTTAGGGTTGTTCTCTTTGTTGTTCTTTGCGTTATGACGATTGTTATAACAGTGCTTGCACGTTTCATTCTTGTTCTTCTTAAATGAAGGTGCCCAGTTATTGTCCGTCAGCAAATCGTTGCAATCTCTACATACAGCCATACTAATCCTTAGATTCCCTTTGGTTGCTCAGTACACCACACTAAAGCTGTGGCATCAGGGTCAGGTCTAGTAGCCATATAGAACTCGTATCGAACTTGAGCCTCTTCATGACAAGCAGAATAACTGCTGTAAACGTAGGGATCTACAAAGGCCATGGTGTCCGCACCGAGTGTTAATACAGCTACTAGAACCCACATGATTAGTTCAACTTTTCTTTAACGTAATCAACGCCTTCGCCTACTTTGTCTTTAGTGTATTCAATAGTAGGCTGGACATAGGCTGTGTTTGCTTCTTGCGCTGCAGGTACAATAACCTTATCAACAGTTACGGCACCCATTAGGAACCATCCAATAAAGATAACCGATTCAATCATAGTGTTTCTCCTTTCAAGAGTTCTCGTAATTCTGTGTACCCTCCAACATGTGTCCCATCTGGAGAGAATACTTGCGGTACTGTAGTCATACCTGCTTGTTTAATCAATGTCAATACCCATTTACTACTAGCAGTCTGTACGTTGTATTCTGTATAGGGTAAGTTCTTAGCTTTTAGTAATGCCTTAGCAGTGTCACAGAAGTTGCACTGGTTCCTACTGATTATCACCCACATATTATCCTCTTATAGTTGGCCCACCCTGCAGGATTCGAACCTGCAACCACTGACTTAGAAGGTCAATGCTCTATCCAGTTGAGCTAAGGGTGGTCAAGCTACCGTGCTTTTAATTCGTACAGTAGCTTTTGTTGTTCATACTCTGACATTATAGACCACTCACGAATCTCGTCAATGGTCCTCTTGCACCCTGCACAATACCCATCTTCTATGCGACAGACTTTTGTGCAGGGTGAAGGTACAGTACCTACGTCAGGTCTACGATTTCGCATGAGTCGCCAGAGCAAGCTAGTGTCTGCATACCAGAGGTGTTGTCCTCTGCTTCATACTCTTTCAGCTTAGCCCAGTCGATTGACTTAGGCATCAATGATAGTAGTTGCTCATACTCAGACTTGCCTACCTCTTGGTACGGTGCTTGCTGGTATGTGTGCTCATTGTACGGCAGGAATGACACACCTGACATCTCGTCAAAGTGTTCATACACAAATGCACCTACCTCGAACCACTCGTTAGCCTTGACGTTGATAGTCACAGATGGCTTATGCTCACACCAGTTACGCTGATACGCTAGCCACATCTTTAGCTGGTCAATAGCTGATACGTCTGAGGTAACAACAGCATTGTCAGGTGACTTGATAGGGAACGAGAACACTGTAGTCTGATCTGGTTTGAACACGTCTGGCTCTGCAGGGATACCCTGATCCTTCATGAACTGTGTCAGTGGATCTTTGTTGTCACCCCGTACAGTACGAATGTAATATGGAGAGTGGCGAGCATGAATACCACTGGCACTGTCAACGAGTTGTGAGACAGTACCCGAAGGCTTGACACAGGTAATAGCAGCAGCGACAGGTATACCAAGACGCTCAGCCCATTCAGCATTAGTAGTAACAGCAACATTGCGTAGGTGCTCCAGTGTTTTATCTAGGCCAGCATTCTCTGTGGTCATCAGTGGGTTATCCATGATGCCTGTCAGAGACACACCTAGTAGTCGCTCTTCTTCTGTGTTCTTTTGCCACACTTTTCGCAGGTAAGGGAACTTGGTGTATGTAGACTGAATAGTCCCAAGAATTGTAGCCAGTCGAACTTTCCGTTCCAGATCTTCAATAGTGTCTGTAGCACGAACAACACACTCCGTTAAGTTGCAAAATTCATAAGGCCGCAAAATTATCTCACTGCAGGGGTTCGTCCCGAACTCATGGTTAGGATCACGTCTACCATTCTTAGCTGCTTGTTTCTTAGATGCTTGACGGTTGAAGATACCACGTTCACCTGAGCCTGACTCAACCAATGCCATCCACTCACGCATGAACGATAGGCTGTCGGGCTTCTCAGTGTACGACACAGAGTTATTAGCCAATGCACGTTGTGGATTGTTCTCCCACCACTGACCAGACTTAGCGTGACGCATACGGTCATCACTCAAGTTAGACAGAGAGATCATAGCACTGCGGCGTACACCACCAACGACTACAACTTCACCGATCTTACACATGATGTCGTGTGCTTCCATGCTGGATAACTTACGTCCCTGTGCGTCTTTAAAGATGCGGATAACAAAGTTAAACAGATCAACCAGTGGCGCTGGGCCAGAAGCACGTCCACCAAACGTCTTTAGTCGTGCACCTGCAGGGCGTACACGTGACACGTCCCACTTGGGGATCTCACCTGAGTACAGCAATGCAATGACTTGACGTAGTGACTTAGCCCAACCTTCTTTGCTGTCCTTGACTACGACTGTAGTCTCGCTGTCGAACAACTCTGGTACCTCTGGCAGCTTAGTAACAAACTGACGCTCTACAGAGAAGCCTACGCCTGTACCACACAACAGAATGAACATAGCCTCGTCGAAAGACTTAGGGTCATCTACTGGTAGGTATGAGCAGTTATACCCTGCTGTGTTGTCACGCTCAAGCGCTGGGCCAGCTGTCATCATAGCACGCATAGAAGGCATAACCTCTAGGTTCAGGATAGCCTCGCTAATCTCTGATACAACTTTGTTATGGTTGCTGTCCAGCTTAGGTGTAACAAGGTTCTCTACATAACGAGATACTGTTTCACTCCAAGACTCACGCCGCCCTTCATCTTCTAACCATCGTGCATAACGTGATGTGTGAATGAAGGCTTGGTAGTCTGTTGGTAACATATTGTTCATCGGTTATCTCCACTTCCCTTTAGTTTGCCACGCTTCTGGCGATCATCTAGTTTCTTCATGTTTAGTTCTAACACTTGTTGTAACCCATTACCATAGATGTTTGCAAGTGCTGTTGCGTAGAATACAACATCTCCTAACTCTTTTAGGATCTCTTCATTGTTGAAGCGGCTAGAGTCACGGATAAGTTTCTTAATCTTTTCAGCTACTTCACCTGCTTCACCAACCAAGCCTAGCGTATTCTCTACTAGGCGTTCATCCCCATACGTAAGGATCTTTTCTTCTACCCACTTTGAATACGCATCCTGTCCGTCACTAGAGGTCTGGAACATTTCGTAGTACCCAAAGTTTTCTAGGTCATCCTTGCTTAACATCATCGTTCCTTTACGTTTAAGCTTTCTATTTCTGTATCATCCACGTCATACATAACATCTGTAATCAAGTCGTGTATATCTTCTTCGTGGTTCTCGTCATAGGAAGAGAGGATGTTGTTCTCCTCTTCAACCTTTAATACAAACGTTACACTGAATCGTTTCATTTGTGTTTCTCTTGGTATACATCAATCAACTTATTCAAGTACCACTGTGCTTTCTGTAAATCCTCTAAGCCATTCTTGTATCGGTAACGCCAGATGTATTTCATAATGTTACCCTGTAGGTACCCCTCACTCTGCTCATTGGTAGCAGCTAGGATAGCTTCAATAGCTTCGATGCCACCTGTGTTGTAGTGTACTGGGTTATTCACATTGTCTGTCATGCACTACCCTCTGTCTTTGACCATGCGTTTAGTGTGTATACGTTACCTTGTACGTTAACTGTCTCGTCGTACTCTTGTTCAGAGATTTGCTTCTCAGCTTCTGCATATATCTCAGGGAACATCTCTTGTAACATGTTAGCTTTATGAAAGTCGAAGTCATCCTCAATGTCTGGATAGTCATCAATGATGTGTTGTGATACAGCCATAGTCAAAGCCATGTTAAGTGCAGCACGTTGACCTTCTTCCATGTACTCTTTACCGAAAGCGATACCTACGTGGATGTTACCATCCCATTCACCATCCTCTTCGGTCGGACGTAAGATAATGGCGATGTCACCAGGGTTTAAGTTGTAGGACATTACAGTCTCCTTTTTACTTTGACACGTTGCTCTTTCATACGTGTACCTTTTTCTTCGAGCCACTCTTCTGGTATCACACGATGCGCCCAAAGGAAACCCTTTTGTTCACACCAATCAGAATATCTTGACTTAGCACCCTTATACAAACGAGCATGAGCATTGCTGAACACGAAGCGAATGTCTAATATAGGGTGTTGCCTCTGTATTTCAATGTGCTTGCGCCTATCTGCCGCACTAAATATGCCTTTTGTTTCGATTATGATACCGTTGTCTAGCTCAAAGTCAGGTGTGTATGTGCGATACTTTAGATCTTCCCACTCAATCTTTAGCTTCTCATACTCAACTGTCTTCTGTCTTGTCTTAAGGAAAGCAGCGGCCTCTTCTTCAAGACCACTGCGATAAAGACGTGAGTTATGTTTACGTCTTGTCTTAGCCAAGCTCATCTCCTATGAATACATAGTCTACCTCTGGCGGGTTAACTGCCTGTGACACACGACTTGGCATAGTCTGTAGTGTCTTGTGACACTTGTGTTTGAAGTCACAGAACTTGCACCCTGATGGTAGTACAAGATTGCCTGATGGCTTACGGCGATACGTTTCAGGTACTGGCTCAAAGCAACGCTCAAAGGGTTCGTCGTTGTCGATGTAATCTACCAGTGCTTGGATCTTATCTAGCTCAGCTTGCTTGTCTACGCTAGAAGCATCCACGTACTTGAACTCGCCGTTACCTTTGTTAACTACCCACCAGCCACCGACATCCTTGCCAGCTGCCTCTGCGTAACCTACTAGCTGTGAGATGTAACCGAAGCTGTCACCCTGCGCTAGTGCATCAAAGGATGCGAACTTGTTCTGGTAAGACCATGGTGATGCAGACTTAACGTCATCAATCTTACCATCCATTTCCATGTCATACTCACCCTTGATCTCCTGACCATGTGGTAGTTTGAGTACAACCCTTTCGTTGTCCTTGAACTCAACACCAGCTGCACGTAGCAGCCCCTTGAACACAGCCTCAACAATGTCACCAAGGATCATGTTCATTAGGAAGTGTGGTGGGAAGGGTGTCTTGTCTTCTGAGTCATTCTTCTCGAACCATAGCTGACACTTAGGCTTACCTATGTTAGACATACGTAAACGAAACTCGTCACGAGGTCCACTATCAAACTGCTTGTACAGTGCAGCTTCTACATCGGAGGCAACCTGCTTGGCTACCTCCTCTGTCATAGTGGTTTCCCCTGCCATAGCTTTCTGCAAGAAACTGTAGACAGCTAATTCAGCAGGGTGATTCATTACTCCACCTCGATGTAGTCGTTGTTCAAGATGTCGTCTACCATTGCAGCATCAGAAGAGGATAGCTCTTTGTTTGCACGTTCATTGTACAAGTCTAAGATCTTACCGTTACTGTACTCAATCAGTTCGATGAAGTCTTTCAGTGTGTCGTTGTCTGACTCAGCTAGTTCAACCTTGTCACCCATAGATGCTACGATCTTACCGAACTTAGCACCTGTTGGGATGCTATCTTCGATGCCTTCCATCTTAACAGTACCCATGATAGGCAGCATGTTCTTCTTCTTGAAGGCACCCATAACAGCGTTGATGCTTTTCAGTGAGTCACGGTTCTTAACGTCCATGATACAAGGGATGTCTTTGTAATCCGCTGCATTCAATGGTGTACCATCTGATGACATAGGTGCATCTAATGTTACAGTTCCGTAATAAACTGTTACCCGCTTAACACTACGCATGACACGCTTTGTTGCTTCGTCCAGTGAATTGAAGTCTTCGATGTAACCTGTAGGACGGCCCAAGTTTAAGCCACCAATGCTATCTTTCAAGTCACCATTAAGTGATGTAGACTGGACGGACTTTTCCATCTCTTCTGTTTCACTGTTCCAGCGTTGCCACTGTTGGCGCTGGGCGAAGACACGGAAAGTAATACCGTTGCTGTAGATCTTTTCTTCACCCATGTTCAGGATGAACGCACCTACAGATACAACCTCTGTCTTAATCATCTTACCGTTAAAGTCTACCTCACCCATGATAGGCTGGTGTAGCATACCGACACGTGCAATAGATGGCGTAGCCTCACCGCTGGATGCAGACACACCCATCAGTTCTGCCATTGACTGACCACGTTCATTTGCGATTGCTAGTTCTGTACTCATTTCTATACCTTTCTATAGAGTCAAAAGAGTCTTAGTTATACACTATACGTCTACTGTGTCAAGCCAATTCGGTCCAACTTTTGCCTCTAATAATAGAGGGACATTCATCTGTACCCCATAGACAGATGCAACCAAATCAGCCAAGCCTTCGTTCATGTCGTTCACCATCTGAATTACTTTATCCTTTTCATCAGGATGTATGTCGATCACCATCGAATCGTGAACTGTGTTGACTAGGCAGGACTGCATGTCACCTAGACGCTTGTGCATTTCGTTTAGTACAACAGGCACAACATCACCCGTAGCAAAACCCTGGACAGGGTAATTCTTAATCATCGTAAAGTGTGTAACACTACCATTGGCACGGCGTGATACATCAGGGAAAGCGTACTGCCTACCTGACACGTTAGTGATCTTGTTAAAGCGCATGGCTTCCTCTGCTAGGTTCTGATGCCACGCAGCCACACCCTTATACTTCTTTGTGAAGTGTTCGTAGTATGCTTGCTCAGCCTTGGACCTGCCGTAACCAGTAGCACCGAACAACGGAGCGAAGGTGTGAGCCTTAGCATCCTGACGTGAGGTAGGTTGCCCTGCATCAGAGATAACCTGTGCTGTGTAGCTGTGTACGTCGAAGCCTGTGTCGATCTCTTCCATAGCTGTTTCATCCTGTGCTAGGAACGCAGCCGTGCGAAACTCTAGCTGGGCAAAGTCAGCTTCCATGATGTGACCGCCAGCCCAACGTGATACAAACACACGCTTTACTGGGAAGGTACCACCTCTTGGCATATTCTGCATGTTAGGATTTCTTCCACTGAAACGTCCTGTTGCTGTAATGTGCTGGGTAAGTCCAACGTGTAGGAAACCGTCTGGCTTTGTGTAGTTATCAATCCCATCGACAAAACTAGATAGGTAACTACTAACAGCAGACAGACGTTTAAGATCTGTGAGAAAAGACTCAGCATCAGCCATGTTATTATTACGGGCGGTAGCAATAAGAATATCAAGATTGTCTTTGCTAGTGCTGAAACCATTGGCGCTTGCCCACTTCTTATTAGGAGCAGAGAAGCGTAGTCCAGCTACCTGCTTTGTCTCTTTCAGTTGATACCCACGTGCATCACAATCCTTGCATTTGTTAGGCTTGCTGTACAGTGTACCGTCTTTCTTTACCTTATACGTTTTACCTTTACCCTCACAGGTTGGACAGGTGAATGCCTTGGTACGAAAGATTGGGTGACTGTTAGCCTTAACAGCAGCACGAAACTCTTCTGGTGTATTGGTAAACTCAAACAACCCATGCCAATCCTTCTTGTTGTTTACCGCAACAGAGAATACCACCTGAGACATTTGCTCTGGTGAGTTTAGATTGATGGGTGTATCTCCCATAAGCTCACGTACCTTACGCTGTAAGCGATCCTCTATCTCAGCACGTTCAGTCTCGAACTGTTCTCTTACTCGCCCCAGCTCTTGAAGATCGACTTTGATTCCTGACATGTACAATCTTGTGAGGGTTTTACAGGTGTCGAATGTAACGGTTCTGACTGTATGAAGGGACTTGGATTCTGGCTTTGCGAAGTCTGCTTCGACACTAAGGAACAGCTCACGAGTTGTGAGGAGATCATGCCGAAGATAAAAGCTAAGCTCATTGAGAGGTATCTCGTTAGTGTTGTACCCTTCTTTGAAGTAGCGTTTAAGCGTGTCATCTTTCTGTACCTCTAGGTTACGGCGTTCTGCACATGCAGCTAGGCCGAGTGGTTGTTTCTGTCCTCGTAATAGCAAGTACTCCGCAAGCATCGTGTCATAGATTGCCCCGTCATACTTGAAGCCACACTCCCATAGCCACATCAAGTCGTGCTGTGCGTTGTGCATGATCAGTAGTTCTGTCATGTCTAACACAGACTGAATGTTCTTTGCCCCTACACCACTCTTGTCTACATACTCATTGTGGTTCAACGTGATAAGCATCTCGTCTTTTAAGTTATCCACGTTAAGCATACCAACCTGGACTAACTCATTGGTAGGTTCAAAGGGGTCAAGGTGATCCTTACCATTCCGTTTTGTTACAGTGTTTTCTACGTCCAGTACTAGCCTCATGTCTCTCTCCTATGCGGTGTATAGTGAACGGCCTCCGTCCAGCATACATGTAATACGATTCTGATAACCGTTTATTTTGTTCTTGGCAATATTTAAATAGCGTACAGGGTCAACCTCTTCACCCTCTGCCTGTTGTGTCTTGCCAATCAGGATCATCAAGTCTGACTCAGCTGCCTTGCCTGTCTTAGATCCTTCCATCATAGACTGGTTCAGGTCTGCCTTACCTTCTGCCTCTGCTGATAGCTGTGACATCCAGATAACAGTACAGTCATACTGCTTTGCAATGTTACGTGCATGGATCGCTGCAACCTTTAGTGTGATGTCACTACGTTCACTCTTCACGTCAGCAAACTTGTCACCCATGTCTAGTACTACGATGTCAGGCTTCTCATGTTTAACGATGGACTCAACCCATGACATGTTCTTACCTGTGCTGTCCTTGAACGACACTAGCTCACGCACAGGGTTGTAACGCTTGCTTGCCAAGGCTACGTTATCACGTACCTCTGCCATTGTCATGTTAGCTGCGGCACATAAGTATCGTGCAGCTACCCGTTGGTATGACTCTTCATTACATAAGACTATACACTTAGCCCCTTGGTGTGCCCAGCCACCGTCACCTGCAATAAGGGATGCGTGGAAGCTAGTCTTACCTGTGTTAGGACGTGCACCTACAACGATCAAGTGACCGCCACTGACACCTTCAATCTTACGAGCAAGTGTAGAGATGTTAAACTTCCAGCGGCTCTCTAGTTCGTTAGCCTCAAGGATGGTTTCAATGCTGTTGTCATCCCAGTCAACACGTAGGTTAGGTGTGAAGTTATCATTGTAATCGTCAAGTAAACGGCGCAGCGGCTCAAGGCTAGTCTCTGCACCATTCACAAAGTCAAAGCCAAGGTTGGCTACCTTGTCGCCTACGTGCTGCTGGAATAACTGGGATAGTGTATCCTCTGCAATCTCTTTCTTGATAGGCTCAGCTACTTCGATGCGACGAAACAGATCATCGTATGCTGTACGTGTAGCTGTGGTCATGCTCTGGTTCATGCGATTGAATACAGCATGTAAGTCCTGCACTGTCAGGTCACCATCGTAGGCTTCCATGGCAGTGTCTAACGCTTGTTTGATCTTGCGTGTATCTTTACTAAAGATCTTATCTGGGCAGCGGATACCCTTGTGGTCATCATAAAACTCACGCTTTAGTAGCGTCTTAATTAGAGCCAGTTCCATCATCGTCTTTCTCTCCTCGAATCATACGGTATAAGACTTCAATACAAGCCAGAGGCCACAGTAAAGCAAATCTTAGGGGTGCGTTGGTGTCATCCTCGTCCATGGGTTCAGTAATGTAAATCATAAGTGGCATAGCCAACACATACATAAACACCATGCCACTTAAAAAGTTAATCATATCGGTTCTCCGTTATAGCGTAGTACGCTCCCTCTGTCTGCTGCATAGAAGCAAAGATGTCAAGTAGCTGTTGGTATGACATATACAGCACTTGGTATTCGTCAAGTGTCTCTTCGTATTGTCGCATATATACAGATCCGTCATCAGCTAGTATAACTTCCACGTCCTCGTACTTGTCACGCTGATCTAGTGTAGTGATTACAGTTGAATCTTTCTCAAACTCTACAGTAAACATCAGTCTATATCTCCCTCGTGCCAATCATCCCAGTCATCCTGGTTTGCTTTCTCACGTTCCTTGGCACGTTGGCGTTCTTCTTTAGTCATCTCACGGATATGTTTAGCACGATCTACGTGCCACTCTTTAGGTTCCTTTGCCATAATGCCACTCCACTACTCGGCCTGTGTTCCATGTGTCTGCTGCTGCCTGTGCTGCGGCTAACAGTTCAAACACTTTCACTGGGGTATTGTTGTCAAACACTGCTGTGTTCTCTCGCATGTACTCCCATTGTCCATGCTCAATCTCAAACATAACTGCGTATTTCATTTCTTTTATTCCTCGTTTGCTCGCAATGCTTCCCATGATACAGGGAATAACTCTGCCATCTTATCATCAATAGCCTCTGCTACAACACGGCTTTCATACTGCGTGTCTGGCTTGCACCGTAGCTGGCACATGGAAGCAAACGCATCTAGTGAACCTGACCAGTACCACTCAGTCATGGTTGACTGTGGTAGTACCATACGGGCTTGCTCAGGTGCTACCCCCTGTTTAAGCAAGTCATTGTATGCAATAAGACACGCCCAGTTAGTATCTCCCCATTCGCCTACATCAACGACACCTTCAGAGCCTTGCTTCTTATCAGCACTACGACCACGCCATACTTCAGGTGTGTAGAACTCTGGTTCATCATCGACATAGCGACGACTGATCTCGTTCCATCTCAGGAATTTATGCTTGACCAACTGACGTGCGACGAACACTGGGGCTTTCACATGGAACGATGCAAAGGCATGACCGAATGGTGAGATGTGTTTGTGCTTGGCTAGGTAGCGGATCAGCTTATTGTTCTGTTCCTCTGTGTACTTGCCTGAGTGCTTACCAAACGACACCCGTGCTGCGTTTACCACTGACAGATCACTACCCATATGGTCAATGTAAGTTGCTTCAATCATTTGCATAACTCCTCGATACGTTCTATGTCTTCTTGTACACGATACTTAATATCATCGTCAAGTTTTAATGCGTGTGTATCTACTCCAGTCCACGACTCTATCTCACGACGAAACTGGATTGTCTTTTGTAGGGCATCAGGATCTAGTGCTACGATTACCCTGTCGTACTCGCCTAGCTTGGCTATGTGTTTGTCTGATAGGCTGGTACCAAGGATAGCCATGGATGCGCAGTGCGGTACCTCAAGGGTAGCTACGATTGCAGAGATAACATCTTCCACAACAATGATAGTAGTACCTGATCCTGTTACAAAGTAATCTGCTGCACCTGTATAGCGATACCACTTGGGTAGCTTGTCACCAACAGCACGTCCTACTGCATCAATCATACGTCCCTTATAGTGTATCGGAAATACAACACGTTCATCCTTAACATCATACATCAAGCTATAGGCAGGTAACGCCCAGCGCTTGACGAATCTATGAAACTTCTTGTGTTCCAACCCTGGCTCTACGACATACTCAGGTATCTCCATGGTGATAGGATCGTATACGTCTAGCTCTTGCGCTGGGCGCATGTGTCGCATGATCTCTGATGCTGTCATGTCAGTGTCAAAGATGCCACCCACTGTGCAGCCTAGCTTGTAGCAGTTATACTGTAGCCGCCCTGTCTCTTGCGTTGCAGTAAATGTGTTACGTCCACCACAGAATGGACAGTCACCACGGTGAAAGCCTGATGCACTCACCGCCTCTGCATGTTCTCTGTGTTTCTTCCAGTCACTCATCCTCATTATTCCCTCTTGCTGCTAGTGCTTTCGATGCACCGCTTAATGTATTCACCATGTATGGCTTAACCGAATTGACATTCTTGTGTCCTGTTACCTGCATGATGTTACTCAAGTCAACCCCACCCTCCATCATTTCACGCACTGCTGTACGCCGTAAGTCCATGGCTGTTAGTTCACTGGGTAGGTTTGCCTTGGCTAGTATCTCATTGATATATCTATGTATTTCTAGCTTACTGTATGGATTGTAGCAGCCGAACTCAGGCTGAACCTTGGGTGCTACATAATCCTGAAAGCCAAACTGTTCTTTCTGCTGGCGCAGCATATCACACAAACCTTTAGAGATTGGGAGGTGGATCTCTGCATTACGTTTGCTCTGAGTCAAGTCCATCGTACACTGATCTAGGTTTAGTGCATCCCATGTAAGTAAACGCATGTCACCTACACGTTGCGCCCAGTCGTATGACATATGAACGATCAGCCCTATGCTGCGCCAACGAAAGTCGCTGTAAGATGTAGCAAGAAATGTACGCACCTGATCCTTAGTCCAAACAGTCCGTCTGGGTTGTTCTGTTATTGCTTGAACTAGGGATACAGGGTCATGTGTAAACACGTCATAGCGCATGGCATTCTTCCAAGCTGTGGACAGTACAGCTTTTCTGTAGTTGGCAGTGCGAACACCTACCTGTAACCATTGCTCGTATGCCTGTGTTAAGTGGCGTACCTTGATATTCTTACAGCGATAATCCCCAAGGTAACGCCCTTCGACTGGTGTGTCTACTACTGCTGACAGATGCACTTCGTAGTCTCGCTGGGAGGAGGACTTGAGTCTACGGAATGCGGGTGAGACTAAGTAAAAGTCTACTACCTCACGCAGTTTAGCGGATGCCTTGGGGATATTCTTCATTACCAATCTCTCCTTGTTTTCCAGTAGGACCAACTGTAAGAACAGTGATCCTCACCGAGTAGTTTATCTATGAGCCAGACCAGATTAGTCTTGCCCTTGCGTTTGCGTTCCCAGTTCCTCGCTGAGAACGTCTGGTTTAGGTGTCCTCCGAGCAATACGTTTAGCAGCACGCTTGTCGCTATTAGTATTCTCTTCAGATAAATTGCCAGCCCAATGAGTACAGTCATCATGTGGATCATCCGTCTGTTGCATGTTTATACCATAAGTATAGGAACCCTATCACATAGGCTATGATTACTACCAGTGGGAGTAGAAACATTAGAAGTTTGGATACCATGACTCACCCTTACTGATATAGTGTTCCTCTATAAAGTCTGCTTCTTGTTGCAGAAACTTTCCTGTGTCTGTATCACCGATCCAAAAGGCTTCGTCAACCTCTTGCATTACCTTGTTGTGATACCACTGTGACGATACGATACGGTTATCTTTCTTAGGCTGTGACATCTATTGTTACCTTAACATTACCTTGTAAGCCATTGATTACACTGAAATAATAGCGTTTAGCTTCTTCTCGTGATGGTGTGCTATACCAGCAGATTAACTTACCAGCGGGGTTGTATGTTTTAACTCGGTAGCGTTTCATTCGTCGTCCTCTCCTTCATCGTTATACTCTTTCCAGTTTGCATATTCTTCTGCCAACCCCCAATCATCAATCAGGTTATCTGGAATATATTCGTCCCAATCGTCGTCACTAAAGTCTACTTCATGCGATATGTCAATGTCTAGTTCACTGTCATACTCACCAATGAAAGCCATTCCCGGCTCATAGTAGGACGCTTCGATCTGCATGTCCTCATTGTCACGGGTGTAATTGTCATATGCAATAGTAGGTGGACCCCATGCTGTGTCAAAGTTTAGGTAGATCTCGTCCTTGTCAGGGCTACCTGTCCAGTCAGCATCACACTGATTTACATCCCACTTGGTACCCCAATTCTCTAGTGCCTTGCCATACTCCCACTCACCGATAGGCACAAGGTGTTCTAGTAGTTTGTCATCCTTGGCTGCGTCTAGTATAGCTTGCAGTTTCTCTGTTGTGCCACGGATCGTTACTGTATTCATACACCAATTAGGCATTGTTGTTCTCCATATATGTGTGTCCATTGTGTCGGCAGTATCCTAGTGATACCAGTGCCGCCGCCGTAGTCTCTATTACACCATTTAGCTTAGATGCTACGCCTGTGTCAATTAAAACCTGCCAAGCCTCTACCCACTGGTGGTCACGGCAATTCACATTACCATTTATGATACGAAATGCTTCTAACTCTGTCATGATGCTTCCTCTATCAATACATAGCGTGTGTAGCGTTGGCCTGTCACAGGGTGCTTAGACTTTACGCCGTGAATGTTGTATCCCATCTTGCGTAACTCACTGATACGCTTGGTGAAAGACTGGATGCTGTAGTCTATCATAGCCTCACGCACAGTCAGACCTTTGGTTGCGCGTAGGTGTTTCAGGATTGTTGTGTGTTGATGTTTCATATTGTTAGTCCTTTCTTTATTAGCAACTCACATAGGGATAGTTAAAGGTGCAGCTTATGCCTACCTCAAAGTCAGGCGTATGTTCATACAAGGCACTCAGTGCTTTCACTGTGTTGTTTACCAACTCAATAAAGGCATCATCACTTAGGGTGCAAGCATGATCCACAGGAATGACAGTAATAGGCTTAAGCTCAGCCCAGTAAATCTCTTTATCTGGATCTTTAGGGTGAGCCTTCTTTTTGTAATGGCGTTCATACACAGTTATCACTGCGTCATTATGGTCCCACACTTTTACTTTATACGTCTTATCTTGTATCACTGTGCTGTCTCCTTCACTTTGTTTGCTTCGAACACTGCACGGGCAAAGCCACGGGGTGTTGCACTGCGGATGTTCTTGGTACGCATAGACTTGCCGCCTAGCTTCTTGTGTTGACGTGAATACCCATCCTCTACGGGTACTGGTTGTTTCTCTGGCATGTTAAACCCATTGCCTGTCCAGAGGCAAGTCTTTTTAGGATACGCATCACGGGGTGCGATATACGCAGGCCACTTGGGGTGTGCTGCCTGTGCCTCTGGGATGTAGCCACCATACTCATATGGCTGGAACGAATAGTCAGGCTTGCGCCATAGTGTGGCAAGACGTGACACAGGGTTCTCAATAAAGTATGGCACACCGAGCTTGTCGAACAGTTCACCACACCACTTGGCATGATTGCTTGCCTTGATCTGAAACTCAGGATCACGTTCTGCCTTACGTTTGAAGTGTGCTGCACCTGATACAGCTAAGTCAGTACACACTGGGAATGCCATACCAAATACTACGTTGTCGTTCTTGAATGCTTTGTGTAGGAGTTTAATGTTGTCTAGGTTCCACAGATCCTTGTGCCAATAGCGTATGCAACCACCACCATCAAACCATTCTGTTTCTGCCTGACCTGTACCATTAATACCTTGACCTTTATGTTGGATGTCAAAGGCATAGCAATCATACCCTGCCTCTGCCCATGGCTTGAGTGCTTCACCTGTGTAGTCATACAGTGATAGTACGATACCCTTAGTCATTGGCCCACTCTGGTGCATTACAAATGCCCTCCTCTATCAGGCGTGTTGCTGTTCTCCCGTACCACCCTTGTAAACTCCACACTAGGGCTGTGTCAATAAGATGTTGCCATGCTTCTACTTCTTCGTCGTAGTCTGCTGGTACTAGCTGTTCACAAATCATAATTGCATCTTGTGTGTTCATTGTTCTACTCTCCATACTCATAGTCATAATTAAACTCTGCATCTAGATACATCCACTCTGATTCATAAGCATGATCCCAGTTTGAATAGTCACCCTCTGATACACCTTCATCTGCCCTAAGTTTAGCCCAATGATCTAGGCTAGGTTCATGATTCAAAGGCAGTTCTTCTTGTGTGTCCATCATGCTGCACTCCCGTTAAGTGTTACGCACAGTTGACGCACACCATTGGCGTACACGCTGTGCAATTCTACATCCACACGGGAATCTGGTGCCTCTGCGTAAAGGTCAACAAATTCTTGGTATGTCACCTCGTTCACGTCTAGGTCATCCAAAGTATCAACAAAGAACCTCACGTTAATAACTTTTAGCATTACGTTGTCTCCTCTATGTTTGTTCATTCACAAGTTTAGAAGCTAGGTTCCATGCCATAGATGCAGCAGTCAAAGCAATCATCTTTTCTTCACCCTTAAAGCTGTCTAGCCATGACACTAGATCCTCTATGCTTTGTGGTGTTGCGAATAGATTGTTAGGTGTTAGTGTGTCTTTCATTGTCTCACTCTCTTTATCAGATACCAAACTCACGTTTCCATGTTGTCCATGTGATCGCTTGCAATACATGGGGTTTTACCTTGACGCGCTGGGCAGCTTTGACATAGGCAAGTTGCAATTCCTTATACTGTTTCTTGCCCATGTTCGTTGCATCTGTAGTCAGACCAGCACGATACCCACGGGCAATATTAAGAGCGTGTCCGTCAATAGTCACCTCGTCAAGCCCTACGATATTAGAGTAAAAGCTGCGTATCTTTTGACCGTTGAGCCGTGTCAGTATATCGTCATGGTCTGTCAGTTCATCGTCAAGAATAGACCATGCCTTGGCTTTCATCGTGTTATAGCATGATACTTTGAAACTATCTAAGCTGTCACCATTGATCCACGCAACGCACATCGTCATCGTGTTCTCACAGTTGCGTTCCCACTTGTTGTTTGGCGATAGTGCAGCCATCACACCGATCACAGTATGAATGTCCAGTTCTGTGTTTTCTGCAATGTATTCTGCCATACGCTTGGCACGGTCATACCACTCAATGCCGTGGGAAATGTCAGCCTCAGTAGCGCGGCGATATACTTTCAAGATGTTGCGAACATATTGTGTCATGTGTCATACCTCCACTACTCTAAGAATACCACCACATTCAGCAATCGTATCTAGTGCGTCCATTTCATTGTCATAATCTGCCCATACGATATGCCTACCTTCATCAGCATCATACACAAGTACAAGATACAGTTTCATGTCTAGTCCTCCTACAAACTATCCAGAGAATAGGCACACTCGATGCCTATCTGTCAAGAAAGTTTTGTGTTGTCGTGCTTTGCATATGCCACACGCCACCCGTTCAGCCGTGGACACAAGATGCAATTATCGCGTATATACACTTGTGCCGCCTATTGGTGCAATGTCAGAGAGTACCGACAAAGACAGTGTTTTGAATATATACCAACATATCACTGTGAAATATGTCGGGGTGCAACCGGGGTTGCCATGTCAAATAGCGTTTATTCTTTTGTGTTGTTGCAAGGGCGTTTCACCGTGCCGTCGAATAGGACGCTGATACATTTTGAAGAACTACGTTGCTTGCTGTTTGTATCTTGTCGCTTTCGATGTATCCACTATGCAAATTAGTTTCACAGATTGCAACGGAAATAATGGATATATAAAACTATCCAAACGGATATAGACATCTTTTAAGGGAAACAAGAACGCGCACGTGTACGCGGGTACTATATTAGCTTTTACTTGGGTGATACTTTTGTGATCACAAATAAGGGGGTATGGCTTTGGGGTGTGCTTGCGTTAGGGGTATATCGTACATCCATCTTGCGTTTGTGATCACAAATCTGTAACTCACTGAAATTACACGCTTTTCCCTGCTGGATTGAAGACCAATCAGTAATAAAACCTAATAGAATCAACACCTTAGCACTACAAAACTGTGCAGAAACAACAAAAGCACATCAAAAGAGGGGGGCGGCGAGGGCCACCCGTGGGTATGTGGTTACATATATATGTATAAGCACACAGAAGGGGTATTTTAAGCCACACTTTTTACGTGTATCCCTCCATATACACCCCCTACTGGACCACAGGGTAGTAACTTTATGTTACAACATGTTACAAAACTAGGGAAAAGCGTTACCAGTACAACTTTCTTTCGTTGAAATACAACAACTTAGCATTTTATATCCATAATAGGGGGTTGACTAGGGGGTAAAACTAAGTATAACTGCGTAGCAGTAGCAGCCTATAGTTAAACTTTAAGTGTTTTAACTTAAAATAAAGTAATACATGTTATATAGTATAACTAATATACAAGTATAAACTT